CCAACTACACGGACCTGACCGACATCGTCAGCACGCGCATCTTCCCGGAAGTGGCAGAGCAGGACAGCGCGTTGCCGTTTGTCATCTACAGCGTCATCAGCAACGAGCCAAGCGACACACACGAGGGCCCGAGCAAGTTGGACGTGGCTCAGGTGGACGTGGTGATGTACAACACCAACTACAGCGAGCTCGTGGACATGGGTGTGGCTGTTCGTGCTGCCCTTGACCGCGTTACGGGCACCTACAACGGCGTAGGAGTGCAGTCGATTCAGTACACCTCAGAAATCATCGACTTCGAAGACTACAGCCGCGCATACGTCCTGACGCAATCGTACGACGTACGCATCAACCGCAGCGACTTTGAAATTACCCAGGGCACACCAGTGACCGGCGCAAACATCATCGACCTCGCTGACACCCCAAGCGCGTACGGCACGACGGGGCAGGTGCTCGCCATGAACGCCACCACCGACGCGGTCGAATGGGTGGACGCGGGTGGCGCCATCAACGAACTCAACGACGTCGGCAACGTCACAATCGACGACCCGCTTGATCGTCAAGCCCTCGTGTACGACGAGGCCACAGGCGAGTGGATTAACGGCGGCGTCGGCGCCATCGTCATCCCCATTCGCAACAACTCGCCATCGCTCCAACTCTTCAAGGGCGCCATTGTGCAGTTTGCGGGCACGCAGGGCGACCGCATCCTCGTCGAACGCTGGGACAACGCAAGCCCGTCGGCCTACATCGTGGGTGTCCTGTCCGAACCCCTCGCAGGCGGCGCGGACGGCCACGCGCAGACGTACGGCGAACTGCGGATGATTGACACGTCGGATTACACCCTGAACTCCATTTTGTACGCAAGCGGCGGCGGCAATTTCACCACCACGCCCAACTCGCTGCCCATTGCATCCGTCACCCGTGTCCACCAAAACACCGGCCGCATCTTCATTAGGCTTTACGTCCCGGGCGACCACTACCGCGACCGCTTCCGCGCCGAGGCGTACGCCGCCGCCACGGCTTCGAGCATTGCCCCCGCGGCCGTGGAGAACTACTACACCGCGCAAGCCAACGGCGACGGCTACTACCAATTGAAAGGCAGGGACACCCCGCGCACCGAGGGCGACGTCGTGCGGCGTACCATCTATTGGAAGTCGGGCGCGTTCGAACCCATCAACGCGAGCGGGTACACCGAGGTCACCCTCGACGATAACGCCACGTACGCCGACCTGCTCGCAGCGGTGGACGACATCCTCAACGCCAACGGCTCGCCCATTACGATATGGTCAAAGCGCGAGGAGGTCACGCCCTCCGCATCCATCCTCGACGGCTATACCGACAACCTCGTCGGGGCTTTCGCGCCTGCGCTCCTCGTCCCCGATTACACGGGCGCGTGTATGCGCGTTCGGCGTTCGGGCGACAACGCCGAGCAGGACATCGGCTTTGACGGCATCGACCTCGACCGCGCGGCAATCGCGAGCTTTTGCAGTCCAGGGGACGGGTTCGTGGTGACGTGGTACAATCAGGACGGTAGTGGGAATCACCTTAGCCAAGGGACAAATTCAGCGCAGCCAAAAATCTACGACGCATCGACGGGCGTGGAATTGGACAATGCCGTGGAAACGCTTCGCTTTGACGGCACGGACGACAAGTTCCCAATCGACACCTCGAACTATGACATTGGTTCTCTTTCTTCGTTTCTTGTCGGGAGAATGCGAACGGGCACGGGTGTAATGCTTGGGCTTAGCGCCTCCGTAAATGACAAGCGTTGGTATGCCCCATATGCCGATGGGACTAATTTTAATTACGGGTACGCCGCAAGTACCACGGCTATACAAGGAGCGCAAAACGCAAACCAAAACCTTCACACAATGATCGCAGGCGCAACGCTCGGAGTCGCGCAAGCTTGGACGAACGGAACAAGTCAGGGGACGGCGTCGCTTGCGTCGGGCATGAACGCGTCGCAAAGCTCTGTGGGTAACCTTGCGCTTACCTTTTTCTCAGCCGCGAACATCTCCGCCGTCATCATCTACTCCGCTGACAAATCCGCCGACCGCGCCGCCATTGAAACGGCCATAAACGACTACTTCAACATCTACTAATGAACGGCTACATCATCGTCCTCCCAATCGACACGCTAAGTAGCGAACCGCGGGCGCAGGCCATCACGCGGGAGTTGTATTGCATCACCGCGCCCCGCGCAATTCAGGAGCCATACCAACACGACGGCAAGGTGTTCGGCGTCGTTATGCATCCCGACGGCGTACAGGCGGCGTTGCAGGTGGACACGGCGTACACGATACCCGTCCACCCGCTCGCCACGTTGGAGCGGTTGGTCAGCTTGTTCCCGGAACTGACCGAGGCGGAGCGGCTGAACCTGCAAGCGTACATCTTCAATTCGGCAGCGTTCCCGTTCGGGGCGATTGTGCCGTCCACGACCACGGTGCGCACCTTCGAGGAGATGGAGGTGCTGGGTTGGTTTCCAAATCAGGACGCGTGATGTGGTGGGTTTGGTTAAGCGGCGTCGCAAGCTACCTCGGAGGTCACGTCGTTATCAACGATTTTGAGAATGCCTAACTTGGCCGCATGATCATCCTGCACTACATCTACGCCGTGTTCCTGGCGTTGCTCATCTTGGCCATCGGACCAGTGACGCATTTCCTTGCGTGGGTCATGAACCACATCCACGAAGCATTCGAGGTGGCAGCGGAGAAGACTCGCTTGTTTTGAATTAAGTACCTTGCAGCTATGAAAGTCACGCTTCAAAAGCCCTACAAGGCGGACGGCTTCGATTGGCCGGCCGGCAAGGTCGTCGATGTGTCCAACAAGTTCGCAGCCAAGTTGAAGGCGGGCGGGTACCTCGACAAGCCCGAACCTAAACCCGCTCCAAAGGCAAAAGCGAAATCGCAAACCCCCATCTCTGAATAATCATGGCACAAACCACAGGCATCATCAACGCGAGTTCCATTCGCGTATTCTTGGGAACGACTAACGACAGTGAAGTTGTAGTCGACCACGTCACCGAGTGCTCCATCTCTTTGTCCACGGACATCCGCGACATCACCACGAAGACGTCGGGCGGATGGCGTGAAATCTTGCCCGCTCTGAAGTCGGCATCGTTGTCGTTGTCGGGCTTGTTCGCTGAGGACGCTACGACCAACTTCAACCAGCTCGTAGATCATCAAATCGCAGGCGACAAGTTGTTCGTCGTCTTCACGAACACGGGCTCAGGCGCATCGGGCAACGCTGGTGACGAGCAGTTCGACGTGGAAGGCTACATCACGAGCTTGGAGCAGACGGCAGGCACGGAGGACAACGTCACGTTCTCGATGACTCTCGAAATCACGGGTACTGTTGTACGTGAGGTGATTGTGTAATAAATTCGGCTCATGGCAGAAATCACAGTTGAAGGTAAGACGTACCCGCTCCGGGCATCAATGCGTGCATGGCGGGATTTTGAAACCCAGTCGGGTGTTAAGATGGCCGAAATAGGTGAGGCCGACGTCACGCGAGTTCCTGAATTGCTTTGGCACTGCGCTGCTGCGGGATGCCGTAAGGAAAAGAAGGAGTTTGATATTACCCTTGATGAGTGGATGGACGCCATCACCACGGACGAACTCGTCGAAATGCAGGACACTATCCAGTTGCTCCTGGGCGTAAAAAAAAAGTGACGAGAGCAGAGAGGCGGAAGGCGAGTCGCTGACGTGGGACGATATTGAACGGAAGGGGTTGGGTGCATTGCGCCTGACCCCTTCGGCGTTATACGATATGACGTTTGATGAGTTTGGCAACGCGATGGTGGGCTTTTACGAACTTGAGGAACAACGTCAGCGGCAGGAGTGGGAGCGCACGCGGTGGTTGGCCATGATCAACATCACGCCACACGTCAAAAAGGGCACTGTCAAGAAACCTCAGGACATCACCCTGTTCCCCTGGGAGGAGGAGAAGAAACAATCAGCCACTGATGGATTGGCTATCTTGCGACAAATGGCGGGCAAATGAAATTAGGGGACCTCGTAGTCGGCATAGGCGCTAACACCAAGGAGCTCGACAAGGGCCTGGGTAAGGCCATGCGCAAAATGCGCAACTTTGGTAAGAACACCAAGCAGCTTGGCAAGAACTTGACAATGGGTGTTACTGCGCCCATTGCAGCGCTTGGCGTGACCGCAGTCAAAGCGTTCCAGGTTCAAGCCAAGGCCATCGCGCAGGTTGAGGCAGGCCTAAAATCTACGGGTGGTCAGGTCGGCTACACATCGAAGCAGTTGCAGCAGATGGCGAGCGACCTGCAAAGCAAAACGCTGTTCGGTGACGAGCAGATTTTGCAGGATGCCACGGCGCAGCTTCTCACGTTCACCAACATCAGCGGAGAGCAGTTCGCCCGGACGCAGCAGGCCGCACTCGACCTGGCGACGCGTTTAGACGGTGACCTTAAAGGGGCGTCGATTCAGTTGGGTAAGGCGTTGAACGACCCCGTCGCCAACCTAAGCGCGCTGTCCCGATCAGGCATCCAATTTAGTGATGAGCAGAAGGAAGTCATCAAGTCGATGGCGGAGACGGGCCGCTTGGCAGAGGCACAGACGCTCATCCTTGACGAACTCAACAACCAGTACGGCGGTTCAGCGGAAGCGGCAGCCAAAGCGGACGGCGGGTTTACCCAGTTGGCCAATTCGTTCGGCGACCTCCAAGAGCAGTTTGGCGCCATCTTGGTGGACGTCCTTCAGCCGGTCATTGAATGGGCCAAAGGCATGATGTCGCAGTTTCAGTCATTGTCCAAAGAGACGAAGCAATACATCGTTGTGGGCGCAGGTATTGCTGCCATGCTTGGCCCGTTGCTTGTCTTGCTTCCGTCCATTGGAGGCGCATTTAGCATGATGCTCGGACCCGTTGGATTGGTCATAGGCGCAATCGCTTTGCTTGCCACTGGCATCTACATGTTTGCCGACGAGGTTAGTAAGCCCATCGCTGACGTAGCCAACTACTTCATCTCGCTGTACAATGAGAGCAAGGCCGTGCGGATGATTATCGGCGGCATCAAGGGCACAGTGAAGGTTGTGTTTGGGTTCTTTGAACTGGCAGTAAACAACATTATTGAATCATTCAAGGACCTTGGTTCTATTCTAAAGGCCGCGCTCGAAGGTCGGTTCTCTGATATCCCAGGGCTAATTACTGACGCGTTCGCTCGTGCAGGCGAGCGCACTGCGGAGTTCGGTCGGAAGGCGGCTGAAGATTGGAAGACGTCGGTTCAAGACGAAATCGACAAAGAGCCGATTGAGTTCGTCAGCCCGGAGAGCATAGCCAACGGCATCGAGACAATTGGTGGCCTGAAAGATGCTATCGACAACATGTTCAGCGGAGGCGGCGGCGGTAGCGGTGGCGTCAATACGGACCCAGCGATGAAGGGCGTGGCCAAGAAGACGCAGGAAGCCGTTGCGGGCGGCGGACTTGTGGGCGGTGCCGGCCCATTGGATGAGATGACGTCAGGAATGGACGCCAACATCACCACGATGGAGGACCGCATCAACGCGTTCAAGGGCGTGATGTACGATGTGCTTAAAGGCATGTCGCACAGTGCGTCCATGTTTGGTAACGAGATAGGCTTTGCGTTTGGTCAGATGGCCAAGGGCGCAGAGAATGGAGCGGAGTCGATGAAGGCCGCAGCCAAAGGCATCATCAACCAATCGCTTGCAGTCGCTCAAGGTGCAATCATTGAAGCGATGATCAACAGCGGCAAGTTCAGCGGACCCGCAGCGCCCATTGTTATCCCTGCTCTCGTGGCGGGCGGCATCGGTTTGGTGCAAGGGCTGTTCAACGACATCCCGGCGTTTGCCCAGGGCGGTATCGTCAGCGGTCCCACTGTTGGCCTCATGGGTGAATATCCAGGAGCCAAGACCAACCCGGAAGTCATCGCACCACTGGACAAGCTTCAAAGCATGCTACAGGCTGACAAAAATCAAGTCGTTGTCAGCGGCAAGATTGACGGCAACAGCATCCGCTTGGCTAACGACCGCACCAACCGCAACGCTAAACGATTCCTGCGCTAATGGCACTCAAGCACAAATGTGAATTTGAAGACCTCAACGGCGACGGGTGGTTCATCCTGATCTACGACGAGGAGTATGGCGGTGCAACTTCGTTCGAGTTTAACGTGGGGCCCACTGGCTTCGAACTGACGTGGGAGGGCGACATCAACAACCGCAGCGTAGCCATCATCCCGAGCCGCGTCAGCATCCCGATGATGGTGCAAAACGGCAACGACGAGGACCTCATCGATAACCTTGCAACGGGCTACGAAGGTCGATACTTCGTGGAGATTTACTACCGCGACACAGCGTCGCCCGTGCTAACATCGGCGCACCTGTTTTGGCGCGGCATCCTGCTCCCTGACTTGACTGAATTTTTGGATGAGTACTACCCGCAAGAGGTGCAACTCACGGCAGTGGACGACCTTGCTAACCTCAAAAACATCCCGTTCAAGTTCGACCCCGACGCCACTGGGTACGTCAAGTTCAAGGGGCTAATAGCCAACGCCATCAACAAACTGCGTCCGTGGACGATTACGGCCGATACGCACCGATACACAGCAGTGGACTACCTGCGTGTATACTACGGCCTATTGGGCTACACCTCAGCGCTGACAGCGGCGGAGTTGAATTACAACCGGTACAAGGACGACACCACCAACCCGCCCGTATACCAGGATACCTACAGCGTGCTTGAGGAGGTGCTTAGCGCGTTGGGCGCAAGACTTTACTGGCACGCAGGAATCGACGACGACAGCGGGTTCATCGTGGACAGCGTGCCGGCGCACCAGTACGACGACGACCTACTCACAGGGTTCAGCGTCAACAGTGGAGGGACAGCTACAGCAACCACGGTAACGCGTGATGCCATTACGCTCAACAGCACGAATTACAAAAAGGCGGCCGGGTGGATGCGCGGCTACCTGAACCCGTTGCAGCGCGTCGAAAGGCAGTTTGAGTATGGCGGCAGTGGCCCGTTCGCGGTCGATCACTTGTACGAGTTCGTGAACGAGGACAACTACCTCGACGGCACAGACGTCACCATCTTCACAGCCGCCACGCAGCATTACAATCAGGGCACACCCGTGTCGCTGCGGTTCAAGTTCCGCGCGCAGTCAGAAGGCACGGAGCTGCTCTCGATTGTGCGAATGCGCGTTACCGTAAAGCTCAACCTGGGGCAATACTACGCGCGCCGGGCGATGAACTTTGAAGGTAGCAGCTCGTACTACGTGGGCGAAGTGGGAAGCACCGTGCTGGTAGCGACATTCAGCGAAAACACTGCCGCATGGTCTACCAACAGCGCGCACAGGTTGGAGTTCATCACGCCGCCGATGCTTATCGGTGACGATTTCAACTACACCTTCGAGTTTGGCATTG